TCGGCTAAATCCTTACGAGAATGCCTTTCTAACGCGTTGTATATTTTCACCAGTGTGTTTCCCTTGCTAACACATCAAACGCTTTAGAAAGGCTATGATACAGTATGCTCCTTTAGCAACCATGGATGATAACTGAACATCAAAAAAGCGTAAGTTGTTTTGAACTGTCTAAACGTTTATTCTTTTTACCATACATAGGATTCTTCGCACCCTTTTTTGACTCGCTAATATTCCGACGGTATTCCGCAGAGCGTGGCGGCATCTTCTTACCTTTCAGTGCCTTACTCAACTTCTGCCTTGTCTCAACTGGTATTGTCTTACCCTTATGTGCCTCGCCTATTTTTCGCTTATGTTCTTCTGTAAATGGTAGTCTCTTTTTCCCTTTGTTCGCCTCGCTTAACTTCCTTTTATGTTCAGCAGAGAGAGTCCTGCCCTTATTAGCCTCGCTCAACTTCCTTTTATGTTCAGCAGAGAGGGGTGGGTTACTCTTACCCTTTTTCGCCTGACTAATCTTCCTTCGCGTGCCCACAGACGCAGTTTTGTTTTTATGCCCACCACTTTCAAGGTTATATCCATTCGGCACAATAGTGTTGAAAGTCTTAATATAATCTCGTTCAATTGCGTCAAGGTTCTCAATATCTTCAGTAAAAGTCTGTGTTGAGAAATTCTCAATGCCATATTTTTTGACTGCATTATAAACAAGTTCAGAACCCCGCCCCGCGAAATGCTGTCTGATGCGTCTCTTTACACAATTCGTTGTTTGTCCAACATAACGCTTACCATTCACAAGATTTTCTATGATATAAATATAGCCGTATTCTTTCATTGTGGTATCCTCCGATGTAATGAATAGATTCCGATGTCCTATTATCAGTAGGTGGTGAGATGCTGATAACATCTCACCCACATCGGATTACTACTATTATACCACATTCACTACCTTTCTGCAATAACAATTTGTAGGTCAAAACCGCTGGCTCGCCACGTAGTACTATAATTATATCGTATATCAGCGTCCGGCATATATGCCTCATATACCCGCGAAGGAAAGTTCACAATATCCTCTACTATGTAGAAGTGGTCATACTGCTCCAATATGCCTATCAGATCGAGAGCCAGTTGCTTTTCCTGAAACCGGGAACGGTAAGCCACGCGTCGTTTGGTATTCGGGTTAACATTAGGCACAACCGTATCTTTGCCATAGATACTGGTATGTATCACGTTGTTGCGTCGTGTATTGGAAAGGTCTATACGCTGAAAGGTATTGTCATTGGGGATGTCGAGAAAAGGTTCACCTACGATTGCTATCTGATAGATGTTCGCCTCGGTAGCAGATGTTTCACGCGTGAAGTGAGTGAGGACGGTCTCGGCACGTCCGGTCAATGCTGTCTGCCATAATCGGAAGTCTTTACCCAGTTTACGAAACGCTGTGAACACAGTAATGGTATCAGGCGTTACGGTGCCACCAGTTTCTGATAAGGCTACTGGACTCACCACATTTTCGTCTGTGTAGATGTAGACTGCCCCTACCGTTTGTGCCGCAGCATCAGCGTCTGATGTATCAAGAGTGATAGCATCACTGCCGATTGTGAATGTATGCGCCGTATCCAAGCGTCCGTCTGTGATAGCGGGCACTGGCATTGTATCATCAAGGGGTATTCTATCTGATGTGAGTGGACTGGCATAAAACGTCGGCATGACTACTCCTTACGCAAGTGATGGGATTTCGTTTCTTTCCTGCAAATCTATGAGAACCTCAGCAAGTGTTCGTCCTTCTAATTGAATTACGATAGTCTGACGATTACCTGCGGCACCTGCGGCACCTGATGTATTGCTAACACCCTCTTGGAATCCTCTGTCGTATTCTCTCACAAGATCGCCACCTGACTGTTGACCAAAGGCACTGGGATTGTTGAATAGCTGCTCTTGTGCCTGTCGGAAACCAGCACTACGCGCCGCTGCGTCATTACCGGGCGAGTGGAAACTGCTTGCGAGTAAACTTGCACCGACTTGTAAGCCACCGACCGCCAGTAGACCTAAACCTATTGAACCCCCTGTGCCGAGTGCTGCTAATCCGGGTGTAATAACCCTTGCGATATTCGCAACTGTTGCTCGCACAATAGCTGCTTGTATCTCTGCGGCGACGAGTTGGGCAAGGTTACGGAGTGCATCTTGAATAAATCCGACATACGCCTCACGTTTATCATCGGAAAGTTGACGTTCAGTTTCGCGTCTACGTTGTGCTGCGTTTTGTTCAGCGTCTGCGATACGTCTCACACGTTGACGTGCAGAGAGTTCCGCATTGTTTCTGATTTCTTCAAGTTGTTCCTGTAAATCACGTTCAATATCAAGCCGTCTTTCATTTGCTTGGTGCTGTGCATCTAACAACCGACTGGGTATCCCTGCTGCGTCTGTAAGGAATGTCGCACCTATCCGTAAGGCTTGACCAGGTACACGTAGTCTTTCACGGAGTGCCTGTGCCTCTGCACGCGCAGTTGCGTCTCGTTCACGTTGCTGTTCACGTTGGAATGCCGGTATCCGTTGTGTTGCATCGTCAAGCACAGTGCCTAAACCACGAAGTCCACGCGAAAAGTTAAAGATGGGGCGTTGGATTTCTGCTAAGGGACCTATCCTAAATCTGTTAGAAGTATCCCTTAAAACGGTACGCAATGTTTCAAACGCTTGTCGTAAGTTTGTGATACCGCCTTCTAAAGCATTGAAAGTTTGCTGTAGTGCTTGTTGTTCCTGTTCGGTATCCACAACAGACGGGACTATCGGTGCAACGCCTTGACGCAATCTGTTCCTTTCGTCTACTACGAGCAAGCGTCTGATACCCTGAAACTCCTCTGTGAGTTGACTCGCTAACGCACCAAACGGACTGATTAGGGCTTCAGGGGATACTGCTTCTCCACGTCTTGGAAAATCTATCGGGCGTTGTGGACCGACTCTCGGTGCAGTGACTTCGGGAATCGTCTGTCTCTGTAACTGCTCTTGAAATCTATCACGGATAAGCCCAAGCAGTCGCAGACGCTCCCTTATAGCATCGTTTACCTGCTTTTCTATATCCACGCGGTCTTGTCCTTGTATCTGACCTTCACGTATCAAATCACGTTGTGTTGCTACAAATGTCTGTAGGATACGTGCTTGTTCAAGGTAGACATCTACCTGTGCGCGAAACGTTTGTAGAAAACTACCGGCACGGGTATTACGGTTTGCCTCAAGATCACTGAGCTGATTCGTCAACACATTCAGTTGTTCTAATTCGCCACGTTGCCCCGCACGCAGTCTGTTTATCTCACGTTCATTCTCTCTACGTTCTTCAGTCAAACTGACAAGTCTATCGGATAAACGTTGGTCAGCATTAGTATCTGCCGCAGAAAGAATACCTGCACCGGTTGTAGCACGAGATGCCTCTATCCTACTTTGCGTGAGAAGCGATTCCTGCTGTATCTCTACTTGACGGTTTAACAATTGATTGATACGCTGTTGATCTTCAACGTTCACAATCCGTGTCAACCGCTGAAGTAAAGTCAAATCCGGGTCAATAGCGAGGGATTGCCTTAATGCAGATATACTTTCAGTCAGACGTTCAACTTTATTGCTTGCATCATCTGCAGCATTACCGGCACGCGTCATATTATAGACAAATCTACCTACCTCAAACGCAGCGAAAGCTACACCAATAATGCTCAAAATTCTACTCAATAGAAATAATCTGCCTGTAAGTCTCGTCATCGCTGGGTTAGCATTTTTTGATCTATCCGTAGCAAAAGTAATACTACTACCAAGAGTTCTGAACCCTTTTGATAAACCAAGTAAAATAGTAATTGACGGAACAGACACAAGTAACCCTTGAAAAGACCTGGACAGCCCCTCAATGGTTGAAGATACCGTACGTCCTATGCGTGTAAGTGTTTGTGTGTTTTGTGCGAGAAGTGTAAGCCTTCTGACGACTGCTGTGAGTTGTGGTAAGAATTGACGGCCGATTGTGTCAGCTGCCTCTCGTAAAGCGTTCCCAAAGTTTTGAAAAACATTCGCTGGTGCATCGGCATCCACACGTCCAATCCGTGATGCTGCGTCCGTGAACTGCTGAATAAACGCTCCTATATCGCCATCGACAGCATCACGTATACCTTCAGCCGTAACACTACCGAAAGCATCTTGTAAAGCTCTTGCCAAGATAGGTGCCCGTTCTGTAATCTGATTTATTTCTTCCTGTAGGATTTTCCCCCTACTGATAATCTGTGCAAATGCACGTGTAAGCCCTGATAAATCCGTTGCTCCTGTCAATGCCAGTGCATTACCTAACTGTTCAATTAAGTTATGAGCGCGTGCTCCTTCTACGCGCACACCTCTTAACTGAATAACTGCACGAGATGCTCCTTCAATAGTAATGCCTGGTAGCCTCGAAAGTCTACGGACTTCACGCAACTCTACAGACGCTTCCTGTGCCGTTTCTGTAAGCACATCGATAGACCTACGTAAACTATCAAACGTTAAAGCCGCACGTGTTACTCCCTGTGCAACTTGTAGTACACCTAAACCAACCAACGCAGTGCGCAAACCTGTCAAAGTTGACCGTAAAGACGTTGCTGAAGTTCGCATCGCATTGAAAGCACGGGTGTTTCGAGTTGTTTCACGCGTGTTATCACGGACAGAACGTCTCAACTGGTTCATTTGTGAACGCAACGAGGCTAAATCTGCGTTAGCACGGTTCTGAGAGGAAAATACTATAGGGACGTTTGCTGCCATATCACACCTACTTTATTTGTGTTCCTGCTAAGGATGCCATCACTTTCAACCAATCCTCGTATCCTGAATTGAATATCACGGTATCAATACCATCAGCAAGTTCAGAACCTAACAGAAAATCGGACGGACGGCATCCAAACAGAAAGGCTTTCCAAAAATGAGATTTCGCTGTGTCTCTATCGTTATTCATTTCCTTTTGGAAACCTATCCACCGCCTGGACTACACCGCGTGGATTACAGACTTTCTCGTAAGCACCTAATAGCAACTCCTGAACATCATCAGGTATCTCATCGATGTGAAGTGCCGTCTCGGACGGTTCAAGAGAGATTGGCGGTGCTACGATATGTTGAGACAGTATCTCTCTGTTCTCGTTATAGTTCAACTCTAACAAATCCTCAGAGAGAGGGGTATCCCCTGATTGATTGCCAAGATCAATGAGTTTCTGACGATTTTTAGATTTGTAGACGCGGTGCAACGGATTGCTTTTCAACACGTCTACAACAAAAGAAGTTTTAGCAGTGGTGATTTTGACAGTAACGATGTTTCGTGCAGTGCCATCAGTAATCATTGAGGCGTTCAGATAAGGCGTATCTGATGCACCGGTAACAACTTCGTATTTTGACTCACCAGTAACTTCAACCTCTGCTAATGCTTTCTCTAACTTCTGTTCTTTGTCCATTGGTACTCCTTATGAGTGCGCACTGGCTATGCCACATAAGTTTGGCGTTGCGTCCAAAACTTGAATGTGATTTCGCTTGTTTGTCCGCTTGTCGGCAGTGCTTTGAAAGGTAAACGTCTCTGCATTGGACCCGGTCCCTCAACATTCGCACGAGGCGATTCTGTGAGCTGAGAAGACGGTGTTGACGCTTCAAACTGGAATCGTCTGCCATCACCATCAGAGGCACGTGCTACCATACGCAGTGGCGTTCTCTCATTGTTTCTGAAAATCCGTTGCCAACGTTGGAATGTATCAGTCAACTCCGTCCCCGTTTCAAATAGAGTGGTAGGCGTGAACGTTACTTGCCGATTATCACTTGGGGCAAGACCTGTCCTAAACTGACTACCGTCTACGCCTTCAACGAATTGTAGGTTACGGTTGACGTTCAATTCCAATCCATTATACTTGAGAACATCATCACCAAACAACAAAGCACCTGCCCAACCAGGCATTGATTTAGTAGAAATAACCTCATAATGCGCTTTCTCGGCATCGGATAATTCTACCTGTTCACTGAAAAGCCCACCGGCAATAGTCCGTAGTTCCTCATAGCGGACTCCCAGGCATTCGATTTGTGCTGTCATGCCTTGTGCATTGGCTGTGATATTCAAGCCTGTAGGCGTGAGATCCTGAACGGTAGCGGGAGAACCGCCTGCCAAAATCAAAGCAGTCCAACCAGGAAACTGAACATTTGTGGTACGGAATTTGACTTCAAGGAAGTAAGTTTGTGGTTCCCACTGCAATTCCCAAGTAGGTGAAGTGCCACCAGTTATTCCGCGTGCCGTTACTGAATCAATCTCATGCCAAAACTTTGTACTGATACCGCCTGTAGCAGTGAGGGCTTCACCTTCAACATCTTCCTGGTCTAAGTGTAAATCTAACGCATCATTGCGTCCGCCGAGACGTTTACCTACAATCCGTAATCTTGCGTTTGATGCAAGTGTAGGAGTACCGGTAAGCACCAGTCGTAAACGTGAGGGGAATAGATAAGGCGTTGTTTCGCCTGGGTGTGTAACCATCGGTGAGGCATTCGCAATTGTTAACACACCACTCGGCACACCGTTTGCTGAATCTGTAGGCTGTGCATCATTCGCAACTGCCAATAATGCTGCCGAAGCCGTCAGTTCAGGGTTAAGGATACCTCTGATAATCTCAAAGAAATGGTCTACGAGAATACGTGTGGTGAAGTTGCCATCAGCCCATAACTGCCCAATTTCTGTCTCTGAATCAGCACCAAAGGCGGTAATGAGGTCATTTTCCTCTACTTGCTGTGTCTCACCGATAGAGATGTTTGAAACCGGGAAAAAGAACGGAAGCATGTTGTTGAAATCTGCGATCCTATTCCCATAAGCCTGTTGAATGCCCAATGCTATAGACGAACCATCAGCACCTGAGCGATATTCGTTAGCCATCGTTTTCTCCTATACTTGCGAAAGTTTATTGATGTAATCGGTAGCAACTCGTTCAACTAACCGATTAAAGACTGCATTATCTTCTAAAATTGAAATAAACGGTCTTGCGGGTATAGCACCGCGTCCGTATTCATGCGTAGCTGCGTGTTCAACGTCTGTGCCAAAAGTGAAAGTTGTCGGTGTCCGCTCATCTATTTGCCCTGAAGCGTTGCGTTGTGTCAAGGAGTTTCGTAACTCACCAGTGTCTTGTAATAGCCGATTCGGTTCGCTATCCTCACGGGGTTCCCATCTACCAAAACCGCCTGTGTCGAACACAGTATTGAATGTTGGGAATAACGCTTGCACCAGTATCATTTCCCAAAGCGGGTTTAGGTTACTAAGACCTTTTTGTATCCGTTCTAAAATAACATCAGCTTGGTTGGTATCGATGTGGACAATAATCATGAGTCCGTCCTCGTTTTCTAAAGGTCAATATCTGATTGGTAAAGAAACACAATCTCAAACTGCATGAACGCATACCTACCCAGTAAGCCTTTGTCTGTGGTTACACGTCCGATATAAGCATTCTCAAGGAATATGCCATCAGGTGGAATAGAACGTACCCATTTCACTGCTTTACGCACAAGTGTGTCCATATCACCTTGTCGCTTAACCAAATCTTTTTCAGTAGGACTACTGCTGTTCACATGCGCGTATATGAGAACAGTGAAAGTTTCATAATCTGCACCTACAAATTCTTGTCCCTGAACCTTACCAGTATCACCATAAGCAAGGAAAATAGCGGGTCTTGCGTTAGTATACGACTCAGGATTCACGGGTGTGTCGCTCTGAACATTTACCGCTTCTATCTCAATAGGGACAGTCCTATCCTGGTCAGGGTCATAATCAGGAGCAGTAGGGTCTGTAGGACCAGATTTATCTCTGTGCATCCTGAAGTATGCACCAAGTTGGTTGACAAACAGAGTTTTAAAGTTCATTAGGTTCGCTCCTGTCTCAAGTGCAGTGTTTGGATTTTAGCGATTGCCGGTGGCGCATCGTCAATAAACAAAAGTTGTTGCGAACCTGCACGTTGGACAATATCACCGTTCTTTATATTCGGATTCGGTACTAAAAGCCAAGCATTGAACATGGGATTCTCATTGACTTGTGCTGTCCACCTAATTTCTTCCGGACGCTCTACGGGTTGAATAACCATCTCTATACCCATTGCCACTTCTATCATTGGGTCATCATCACTTTGTCCTGAACGCACCACATCGACGGTTTCTTTCAAAATATCTACGAGTTCAGCGAAATCAGATGAATTCAAGTCCAAGCTCAATATGCTCATAGTGTCCTCACACGCAGTTCTGTAGTCTTTCGTTGGTAGTTCGGTGAAATGCTTTGTATCTGTGCTAAATGGCTTACTGATGTCCTATGTGGTTCTACGACTAATACGACATCGGTAACATCTACATGAACGGTATGCTGTAGCTGTAGGGTTATCTCAAGATGCCTATCAGAGTAGTAATCAAGGAGTGAATCAGCTAACCATTGTGCCCACTGCACCTGATGATGGTCAAGTTCTGTGCTGATTTCAAAGACTTGTTTGCCGTGTAAATCAATAGATGATTGTGAACTGGCAACGGCTTTTCTCCGTTCACCGCGTACCGAATCACCATAAAGTACTTGTATCCTATTATACACGCGAGTAGTATCAGCTTTCAAGGATAATTCATTGATAGGTTCGGCATACGCATTTGCGTCGAGGACGGCGTGAACGAAATAAATATCAGCACCTTGCATGTGTCCACTGGCATCAGTTCTCTCCTGTGCTCGTGAAATCCCAGTAAAAGTTGTGTCTGTCTTACCGGTATAACGAAAAACTTCGCCACCAATAGAAAGCATACCACTATCAGGGAAAGCACGGTTGGCATCATCATAGGTTATACTGGTGATACTCGTAGCACCTAATGTCTCGTCAAGAGTTGCTTTCAAGGGATGCCGAGACTGAAAAACAAACTGCCCCGCGAAATACCCAATCACCGAATTGGTTAAGCGTGCTAAGTCCTCTAACACTTGCCAAGCGCGTTTGCCGTTTGTTTGTAATTCAGAAACAATGAAATCAAGTAAGTTATTATGCTCAACCCATTGCCAATTCTCTATATCTGTTGAAATAGGAAAGCGTCCTGTATTCGGGTCAAGCCCTTCCGTTACATTGTCTAAATCTCCCCAACCCGCAAAGACTTGTAAGCCTTCGGGAGTAGAAAGCATTGGTGATGCCGTCCCGCCATGCAAACCCTCAACACGAGAATCCTCTGTTGACGGCAAGACAGAACGCCAATTGAGTCCTACCTCACTGATGCGATTGGAATCCTTATCTATCCGGTACACATAGCCTATCTCTTTGATTGTGGGGATTGTTCTCGGTATCCAATTCCGATAATACTGATAATGAGAACCTTCAAAGAAATGGACAGCATCATCGTGAACAACAAGGCTTCGTGCCGCACGAGAGACAAACGGATAGGCTTTCAGAACCCGACAGCCACTACTACCATCTACCATGAATAAAGCGGCACCTGCCTGTTCTGTAACAGCCAACTCATCCTCACGTCCCTCAGCACGCTTGCGAATTTGAACAACTCCGTAGACCTTGTTATTATGGACTATCAAATCGGATACACCAAAGAAAGCACCGCCTGCATGATCACCTGAAAAAGAAAGCACGCTGTCAAGGTAAGGGTTATCATCTATAGCAAAGGTTTCATTGCAGAGTTCAGTTACGCCATCTACTGTTGTCGTCGCGTCTTTCACATCAAAATCCCATTCAACCTCGACATCCGCTTCAGGACTTTGGACTGTCCCTGCAAGTGCCATATTCGCTTGGACTCGAACTCGCACTCGTCCTGAACCTGAGAGCGTCAACTGCATTGTATACAAGCCTTCAGTGTTAGGGTCTTCAATAAGTGTTGATTCCACTACTGTTCCCGAACCTGAAAGCACATCTACATCTACATCGGACGCAAGGAACGCAGTGACAACACGAGACCATAGGAACCGAGTAGTATAGCGTTTGAGTCTGTAGGTTTCTGCAAGTGGTTTAGAAATCTCAAGTGTTGCTGCGGGTGGGACTTCAGGTAAATCGCCTGCGGTTCTGTCAAAAGGAATAGTGATGCTTCTGTTGACTGGGGGCCCGTCTTTTGCCGAATTGATAACACTGGTAGCACTGTTAGCGGGTACTATTATTTCTACTTCACCTCGAACATTATCAGGGAAGTTCACACGGACAGAGTATACATCTAACCCGTTGCCACCGAAATTATCTATCGTGCCTTCCTGCATAGCGGGTTCGGTTACCCAAACAGCCTGAACATCATTGATGTCAAAGCCAGTGACAGCATGATTCCAAAGTGCCTCAATATCTACATGCTCGTTGCGTTCTGTGTTCTGTAAGGCACGCGATAGCACAACATCAGGCGTTTCAGTATTGTAAAGCACTCTCAATATCCGTGTGCTTGGCGGTCCGTATTTGCTACCGGTATACGCTGAATTCGCAGTTATCGCATACTCAAAAATGCCAGCCGAACCTTGTGGTAGGTTTACGACTTGCTCAAAGACAGTGCCTGCACCAGTAGGTGTAGATGCTTCTGTGCTACCAGTCAAATCCTTCGCATCGGAAAAGAAAACTATACCACCGCCGAACCCAGTAATCTCTTGTGTGAATGTAGAGCGGATAACAACAGATTCACCCGTTGCCGGTGTAGTCAACCCATCGGCACGCTCAATAGTCACGTCAGGCGAGAGTGATGTGTCTATCATAGAGGAGCCAAGCGTGGTAAAGTTTATCGTTGCCATTAATTACCCTCTGCGAGAACATTACGAACAGATTGCCGAGAACACTTATATTTACGACTAATAGCACTTACATTAGAACCCATCGCAAAATCACTACGTATCATATCAGCATTTCTCCAAGCATTACTTTGTTCTCTAAGAGTTTTACGAATGTTTTCACGATGTGATTTAGATAGTTTTTTCCCTTTATGCGATTCAGACTGCCTCTTTCTCCGTTCCGATGTATGTTTTCGACCCGTCAACGTTTTAGAAATCCTTTCACGCACTTCAGCTGATACAGAACGACCAATAAATCTCCCCTTATTTGCTTTACTGCATTTTTCCTTAGTTTCTTCAGAATGCTGACCATAAGCACCACCTTCACGTAGATTGTAACCACTCGGTGCAAGACTATTTAACTGCTGAATGTAATGACATTCCATGTCGTCAAGGTTCTCAACTGAAGTTTCAAAGATATGAGTTGCGAAGTTCTCAATACCATATTTTGTAACCGCGTTATAGACAAGTTCTGAAGCGCAACCGCTCAGATGCTTTCTGATACGTCCTTCTGCACGTTGTGTCGTCTGTCCAACATAACACTTACCATTTGTAAGATTCTCTATAATATAAATATAGCCATTCATGGGGTATACTCCGATGTTAGAAGTTTTCCGATGTCCTATTAGAGTAGGTGGCAAGTTGCTCTAACAACCTGCCAACATCGGATACCTATAGTATACCATAGCGTTGACAAAAAAACAAGACCTAAATACTCCTACTCACTACCTTGAGAGTGCTATTATCACCAACTATCCATGTGCAGGCTGCATAAAGTGTGCTACCCTCTACCCAAAAATCAACTGCCGTTTCATTGAAATTATCATCTCTATTGAAACTTATCAAGGCGGTGTTTCCATTGGTTACACCTACATCATTCGCACGCGTGTAGATGTAAGTGTTGCCTTCAAACGATTTACGAGTATCAGGACGGAAGCTTTGCCTCTCATTGTTGTTAGCACCATCAGGAGTATAACCGAACCAGTAAGATTGTGCTAACTGAGGCTTGAATGTGCTACTATCAGATTGGATAGCAGTCAATTCAGAACTCACCACATATCTGCGATCGCTCTCGGTGAATTCTACACGCCATATCTTCACACCGTTCCCTGTCTCTGCTGCGTTATACGCACCAAGAGTTGGTGCTAAGGGATTGCTTGGCGTATCCGTACCGAGTATATCAACCGAGATGCCTGAAGTCTGATTCGTCAACTTCATTCGCCACCATTCTGTATCAGCATCTCCCTCAACAAGGACAGAAGACCTTTTTGTGGTGCTATTGAAGTGAATCAATCTCGGATTAACAGTATCAAGTCTATGGCTATAGAGAAAGAAATAATCACCAGTCCGAGAATGATAACGCACATCGGTAACATGCCCGTCCCAAGACCAGTTAGAATCTATATCTGCTAATTTCGTGTTCAGGACATCATAGCCCACACGTCCACGCGTTTCAAAGAAGTCTTGCGAAATGGCAATCTTCGGCACTTCTACAATGTAGTCTGTGATGTTGTGTGCATCAAGTAGCTCCTCAATAAGCGTTTTCATATCTTTCCAACGAAACGGAGATTGAAACTCTACTTGTGGGTCAACTGGTAAGAAATCGCCTTCGCTTTCCAATGCATCAGGTTCAATTGCCACATTCAACGGATTCAAATCGCCTTCAGTCTCTAATGCCTCGTGAACAACCAACGAGTTTCCATCTGAAGTCCCTGAAAGTGAACCTTCAGAAACCTCACGTAAAGCACTGGGTATCACATACCGTCCATGTTCAGTTGCTCTGTCTTTCTGTAAAGTGAGATACCGCTGAATACCAAACTCGGTAATCGTATTGCGATTTAGCAGTTGAGAATCATCAGAAACAGAAAGGACAACCTCGTGAGGTTTAGCATCTTGGTCTGAATTTGTGATCTTGCCCTTAAAAACAATCTCGGTTTCAGGTGTGCCGTCTACGAGGTATCCTGATTTGATTGTGACTGGTGCACGATAACCCCGCTGATGATACCCCGCTTCGGTGAAAGCGTTGCTACTATTCAGCAGAGTCCAACGTCCGGACGCATTAGAGAGCATTACCCGAACCGTCCGAGTTTGAAAAGTTGTGGGACGCTGCACGTCTAATGATGTGCCTAAACCTTGTATGTCCAACACATCATTAGTTATGTCTGCGTCCCCCAACAGAACTTGCCAAATAGGTGGGTATTCAGGTTTGTATGCGTATTGTGATAGACGTTCTCTTGCCACGATTTCACCTCGCGCACATTACCAGTGACAGACAAACAATCAGAATGCCCAGTGATAAAAGGCTAAACAGCATTTTTATCATCGTCGATCAACACCTCAATTTGATTCAAAAGTTCACGGATTTCTGCGATACGCTTGTGCACAGCATCAATTTTATCACTGTGTTTCTGAGGGTCATAGTATTCATTGCCGTCAGGCGGAGAATGTTCCGGTTGACTTTTCATGCGTTGAGCAAGATCAGCATACCGTTTCGCCGTCAGCGGATTACGCGCTGCGTTGCTATCAAGTATCTGTGCAGCAGCCTCATCATAATCACCTGCACGTACTGCGGCAATCAGTTTTTTGAACTTACTAAAGCGAGGGCGACCGAGATTGAAACTC